TGACCCATGATAATTACCTCTGATGTTGTATTAAGGGTTTCTGGTTGTCTTTTAAAAAGAAATCTAATTTCAGATAACAAAGATGATTGGTACACTGCTTGTAATTCAAACTGCGAAAAACAAGCATCGGTGTTTTGCATTTAGGACAGGTGTGCATTAAGTTTTTCCATTTATAATATTCTGTTTATAGTTTTCATATTTACTTTGATATTTTTCTAAGTTTTTAGCCATTAAAACCATAGCTTCATATCTATCTTTTAAACCATGTCGTTTCATATAAGACCCATTATTTCTACCTAAATTAGAAGAATCTCCTGAAAAATATTCATATTGTGTAAATATTTTAGGATTTAAAACTCTAAGACCGTGTAATTTTGTTAAACAATTCATATTACGATATACTTCAAAAATTTTATTAGTTCTATTTTTCCAATCCACTGAATTAATAGTTGCGTATTCTCCGCTACTACCCAAAGCAACCATATCAAACGATGTTAATAATAAACGCAATCTATCAAAGGATTCGTGATAATGCCAAACCGGTACACTTTTAAAATCACCGTATAAATTTAACCATTTTTCGATATAATCATCATTTTGTTTTTCTGTACCATCTATTTTATCGGGTATAAAACTATAATCATAATTATCACAACTATCAAAACTTTTAACAAAATCTATATATTTATAAACATCAACATCACCGAAACCTTTTTTCCATAAAGTAAATGCTCCGTTATCTAAAATAAAACCAGAAGATTGATTTTTAACATATTCTGAAAATCTAGGATATTCCATTGATATTAAAAAATTTCTACCGGTAAAAAATGGGGTAATTATATGAGTAGCACCACCTAAATAAGACCCGTGATAAAAAATCATCTGTTATCCATATCTACTATACAACTAAGACACACTCCACACGGTAAACCATTTTTAGTAGGAGAATAACATGATGTGTAATTCAATTTAAATTCTTTAGCTTTTTTGTATATTTCTTTTCTTTCTGTAAACACATAAGGCGTTTTAATAGAAACTTTGTATGTAGAAAAAGCTAAATTTAATGTTTTAAAAAAATAAGGACGACAATCTGGAAATTCATCATAATCGGTAGCAGATACCCCTATGTAAATTTCATCACCCTCTTGGGTTTTTGATAAAACTAAAGATAAAAATAACAAATTCCGACCTTGATAATAAAAATCGTTTAGTTTATTAGGTTTTTTAACTTCTAAATACAAAAAATCATCATTAGTTAAGTGTTTAACATTTTTCAATTCTTGGGTTAAAGATTCCTGTTGATAATTTATAAAAACAGCAGTATCCCCTTTTTTGTAAAATTCTTTGTACATCGTGGAACTATCTAAACCACCACTAACTAAAAAGTATTTCATAAAGTTTCACCATTTTTTTCCCAAATACAACCCGTTTTAGGAGTTTCTTTAACTTCTATTTTGTAAATAGGTAATTTTGTTTTAAGACTATCAACAAACCAACAAGTTATATTTTCAGAAGTAGGATTGTCGAAAAAATCATTTAAATAAGAATGGTCTAGTTTTTCTATCATAGGTTTGATAATGTCGTCCATTTCGTGAAAATCCAAAACAAAACCACGTTCGTCTATACCACCTTCTACATAAATAATTACATTGTAAGTATGTCCATGTAAAAAAGAACAAGGATGTCCTACTTTTACTTTAGTTAATTTATGGGCTGCATCAAAAGTGTATTTTTTATAAATAATCATGTTATTCCATTTCCAATATTTTATGAAGTTGAGGTCTAATTATTAATTTTTTATTATTAGCAAAAACTAAATTAATCAAAGGTTGATAATTTATAACATTTTCGTATTTTGGTTGTATTATGAAATAATCGAAATCTAAATCCAAAAAATCTTCTAAATTTATACTTTGAGGATATACAAACTTTAATTCATTTCCTTTTTTCAATCTTAAAACACTTCCTTCTTTTGGAGATACCGTCGTCCAACAGTTTTTTAAATTTTTATCAATAGTTCCGTTAGTTTCTATACACACCAATGTTTCAGAAAAAATATTTTTTAAAAAATCAATAAAACTTTGAGTTATTTGTAACATTGGTTCACCACCTGTTAAAACTATAAGACTTGGTGATTTTGATAATTCCTTAACGATATTTACTATTTCACTTATTGTTTTCCATGAACCTTCTTTAAAATCAGTATCACACCAATTGGCGCAAGAATGTTTTTTATAAAAACGATCTTTTTCCAAACCAGACCATAAATTACATCCAGAAAAACGAATAAATACTGCTTCTTTCCCTTGATTAAAACCTTCCCCTTGAATTGATCTAAAAATAGAATTTATAAAAAATTTACTTTTAATATCCCCCATTATATTCCCCTGATAAATTAGCTTTACTGTATTGTGTGATTTCCCGTTCAAAGAAGTTTCCAAATACTGAGCCTAATAAATCTTCAGCCCATTGAATCGGGTTCTTTTCCATACCGAAGTTTTTCTTTAATCCTAATTGCGTTAAACGAGCATCGGTGACATAACGGGCATAACTTTTAGTTTCTTCCGTTGTTAATCCTTTAATGTCGTGGTTTTTAAATACCAGATCAATAAACGCATCTTCTAAACGAATCACTTCTCTGGCGCAATCGTAAATGTCTTTTTTGAAATCATCAGTTACAATTTCTGGAAAGGCTTTTAATAAATGCTTAAATAACTGACTTAACCCTTCGACGTGTAACGATTCATCGGCAGATGATAAACGAACAACATCTGCCATTCCTGGTAACAATCCCCGTCTATCGAAGTTAATTAACATCACAAATGAACTGAATAAACTTACCCCTTCGATAAACATTTGCTTCGCTAAATAAGACGCTAGTTCTTTCGGTTTAGAAGTATCGTGTTGTTCTATCATAAACTCGTATTTCTCTTTCATTTCCGACCATTCGAGAAATTCATAGTAAAACGATTCGCCAAAACCTAATGTGTCGTTAAGTAATGCGTATGAAAGTTGATGTTCGCAATTACCACAAACAGCCACACAACCATTTCTTCTAGTAACGATTAAACCAGACGGTACAGTAACACAATACACCATTCCCTCGTAATCTACTTCTTTACGATAAGGATATGTTTTAAATTCAAGAGAACCTAAATTAACAACATAACACGTTTTAGTAATACTAGGATATTTATTATTAAGTATTTGCACTTTCCTAGATGGTCTATTTACACTAATATGAGATCGTATATTTGCTATAGTACAAATAGCTTGAAACTTATCAATAGCTGATTTATTAGTATTGTAATAGGCTTTAGTATTACCAGACACAGTACCATCCCAAAACAATATCTCGTCCACTATATCTTTAGCTTTCTGATGAGATATGTTATCTATATTTAAGAAATTGAAATTTTTAATGTTATGTAAGTCTATACCGTCAGGCATCCTTAATGTAAATTCAACAAATCCGTCTTTTGAGTTTCTAGGGTTACAAGAAATACCAAGTTCGTCTATAAAAGACTTTAATCGTTCTATCTTTCTTAATTTATTAAAAGAAAAATCTACAGTTCTCCAAGAATCTGATGATTTCTGACACAGAGCCCTGATAGTCCCATCTGCTTGCAAAGCTATTAGCAATCTTTCCAATGTAGATAACTCTGTTTCACCACTACTATGATACCCGCCTACAGGATATAAATAGTTACCACCCCATTTACCTGCTTGAGATTCTTGAATACTAACCACACCAGAACTTGGATGTTTTAAATAGAGTCTATGACCAGGTGTTACTTTAATATCTGTTGTTGAATTTTTATAATGGTGCATTTCACCGACGTATTGTTTAGCAATATAATTGGTCGGTTTAACAAACAAAATATCTCTACTATCTTTGTCATACTGAGCAACGGTATCGTTATTTTCTAAATCTTTGAAATACTTCCAACCGTTATTTGTTAATATTTCAGTTTTATCATCATAACATTCCATATTAGCAAAAGAATTTAACATCATACGAACTTCATTATTCTTAAAAGCAGGGATTAATTTATCGTAATAACCGGAAGCGACTGCTTTATCAGATTCAGTAAACAAACGCAAAACCGATTTAATAAACTGTTTTTCATCAGGTGTTATCTTTCCGTTCTTCCATTGCTCAACATCAACTTGTAATTTAATTTCTTCGTGTATCCAATGCGCCCGTTGTTGTTTTTTAAATAACTCAATAAACTGAGGATACTGAGGGGCGTAAATCGGTGAGTATTCTAATATTGACATTAATTATTCCTGAGTTGATTAAAAACCCGTCGTACTAGGTACAGACGGGCAATCGAAACTAAAGTAATCAAACCGCTTATTTCCATTTGCTGTGATAACGGAATGTGAATGTTGTAAATAGGAAATATAACGATTTGGGCTAATGTGGACACGATATACCCAATGCCCACATTGACAACTGCTTCTAAAAAACTATGCGTTCGTGACTGGCTCATGTTGACTCGGATTGAGTTTCACAACTTCGTGTGGATTTAAATTAACAGGAAGCAAACAACAAGGACAGATAGCGGTTAACCCGTCGATAACAAACGCATCAAACACTCTCATAGTAATTCTACAAAGCATCATAATTAACCTTCGCAACTGTGACATTTTTCTTTATCGTTCCAATCAACCAACGCTTCCCGTTGATGTTTCTCTAAAGAGTTTACCTGCATTTCTCTTTCCATTCGACAATAATACATGGTCTTTAAAGTTTTAGAACGAATCCCTTTTAAATGAACGCTATTAAAATAGGCTTTATCCGTTCCAGCAGGGAAGAAGATATTCACGGGTTGAGATTGATCAATATAAGGCGCACGATCTTCAGCGTGTTGAATCACCCAATGTTGATCGATTTCGTATGCCGTTTTGAATATCTTTTTATGGGCATCGCTTAAGTAATCTAAATGTTGCACCGAACCGTGATGCTGGCTGATGGACTTCCATTGTTCTTCTAACCATGTTTCTTTTTCGGCATCATAAGGACAGTAAGCGCGTAACACTTTTTCTAAATATTTATTACGAACAACGTAAGTACCTACCCGTGTTGATTGGGCAAAACAGTTTGATGTAATTGGGTCGATAGACGGTGATGTGTTTAAAATTGAGCCGCTGTTCGCATTTGGCGCGATTGCAATACATGACACATTCCTTCTCATCGAACCTTGAACATCGGGTGCTTGTCCTTTTTCTAATCCCATGCGAATAGTCGCTTTGTCTGCTTCTTTTTTGATGTAATGGA